TAAATATTTTACAAGACTTTAATGATAATAAGGTATTAAGCCCATATTATCTTTCTTATAAATTTGATTCAGTTGCAAGTGATGTATTTTCAAATCAAAAAAATATTTCAGAAGGTGGACAAATATCTGGGAAGTTAACTTGGTATAGTAAAAATTCAAGAAATAAACTTGGAGAACATAATTTAGAATTTGAATCTGAAAGATCTAAGTTCGAAGAAAGTGTGTCAACTAGAAATGAATTTAGACAAGATTCTATTTTAGCAAAAACACAAGAGTTATTAAACTCAATGCCATTGGATGGTGCGCTTTCAAGATCTCATGTTGGAAATGTAATTGACCAAACTAGTAGAATCTTTAAAGAAGGTAATAGTTTTATTTCAAGAGGTTCTGCAATAAAATATGTAAACAAGATAACAGGAAAAGAAGACGGTACAGAATATTGTAGAGTTTGGACAAAGGATAGGGCTTATATGAACTATTCTGACACAATGAAAAGAACTGGATTGATAAGAGGTGTTAAGGATAGCGTAATATCAACACCTTGGAATTTAAATATTGCCCCTATTTCTAATGGAGATAGAGATTTTAAAAACTCAACAAATATCGAACAAATTACCGCAGATCCATTAACTGGTAAAGCAAAAAAATATATGTTTTCTATTGAAAACCTTTCTTGGAAAACATCCAATAAGCCTGGTTTCACTGTTGAGGATTTACCAATCTGTGAAAGAGGGGCGAATGGTGGTAGAGTTATGTGGTTTCCCCCATATGATTTAAAAGTTAATGAGGTTAATACTGCAAACTGGGATTCTAATAAATTTTTAGGTAGACCAGAACCAATATATACATACAAAGATACTGAGCGATCAGGAACAGTATCATTTAAAGTAGTTGTAGACCACCCAAGTATATTAAATCTTTTAATAAAAGATATTAGTGATGCAGAGGCTGAAAATTATTTGAATGCAATTTTTGCTGGTTGTGAAGACATAGATTTTTATACTTTAGTTAGAAAATATACAACATTAGATAGAACAGATATTGAATTAATATTATCATATCTAGATTATTATAAAAACGGAAACACTAAAGATGTTACGGATTTAATAGCATTTAATAGAATAGCTGGTGACGTTACTGTTGAAAAAGAGGTAACTACTGAAGATACTTTACTTCCAGGAACACCAATAGACAAATATAAAGGAAAAGTATTTTTTCCAAACGATATTCCTTATCCACAAAGTGGTTTGTATGCTGATAAAGATTATGATAAAGTTTATGAAGAATATATTGCCGGTAAAGATAATTTCTTATCTGTTTTAGATACTCAATTAAACAATATATTAACAATTAATAACAGTGATAATGTTTTAGATAGAGAGGTGATATTTGGAGATAAAAATCCTTTATCGATTCCAGGTACAACACTATCATCTTTAAAACTAAAGAAAAGAGATGAAATTATTGCTGGATTCAATCAGTTAGAAGCAGACTTTTCTAAATTATCACAAAAGCTAGCGGAAATAAAACCGTTAATCGAAAAAAATGAAATAGAAGATATTCAAATATACATAACATCTACAACATCTTTTGTTCATGAAGAAGATTACAATATTTTGTTATCATATAGAAGATCCGATAGTATTGTAAAATATATAATTAAAAATTTATCTAGACTTGGTGAGTGGCCTTCTAGTGTTCCAGAAAAAAATTATTGGAAAGCAACCCCAGCACAATTAGAAGCCGGCACAACATTAGAAAGTAAAGAAGAAAGAACAATACCATTAAAAGATCTTGGTTATGGCGATGATATAAATGGATCGGTAAAAATATATTTTACAAATAAAGGTGAGAACGCAACAATTAATACTGAGTATGATTGTAATAAAAATATTATAAGAAATAAGGGTGGGTTAAAATTATATGCCCCAGTTACCTTTTTCTGTAGAGCCGCTGAATTAGAAATACAAACTAAAACAAAGATGAGTACTTTACCTGGGACAACAATCCCTGGAAAGACAACTATTGGCCCAGAAAAAATAGAAATTGTTTCCGATAGAATTGAAAAGAATAGAAAACCACCTTTAGATATTGTTAAGAAAATAATAATGAAAACATTATCAGAATGTTTTTATTTCAAAAAACTAGAAGAAACAGATCCAGTTGTTTTTAGTAGTTTAAAAGAAAGATTAAAATATTTTCATCCAGCATTCCATTCAACAACCCCGGAAGGTTTAAATTCTAGATTAACATTTTTACAACAATGTTTAAGACCGGGTGATACAATTCCAATTAAGGGATTGGGAACAAATTCTAGTTTAAATTTTGATGCCAGAAACACTTCATTTGGTCCACCACCTATTTGTGTTTTGAGAATTGGTGATTTTTATCATTCAAAAATTGTCATAACAAATATGAACATAAGTTTCGAAAACTCTACTTGGGATTTCTAAATTACAGAATGCATTAAGTTCTAATTTCTATGCAAATACTGAAATTTATGATTACAGAGCCGAATCAACAGTTGATCAAAAAGAGTTAATTGAATTTAATTTAGATTTTCTTGAAAAACTATATCCAAAAGATACTCCAAATAGTCCAACTTCAGAAGTATCTCCAGACAGCCCAATAAATGGAAATTATATTGGAGCAATAGACGGTGGAAAATTAAATTATTCAAACAATATTAAATCATTGATAGATAATACGAATAATTATTTTAAAATTTTTGGTCAAACATATAACGAATTACAAAAATTATTTGGCCCAGAATTATTACCATTGTTTATATCCCCAACATATAGATCGATAAATTCGGTCGATGCTCAAAATACAACAGCTGCAACACAAATATCTTTATTGGGTAGATATAAGAAAGGAAAGGATTTTATAAATCTATTTGAAAATTTTAAGAAAGGTTTTATAGATAAGGTTAATTCTTCTGACCATAATTTAATACTGGATCTAGACATGCAACCAGGATCAACAAAATATGTTAGATCTAGAAAAATTATTGACCCACTAATTTTAACGTATGTTACCGAGTTTATGGGTAAAATTGAAGAAAATAAAAATATTTCTGCTTTAGAAAATGCTAGGGATTTATTAATTGAAGATATTGATAAATTAAACTTTATCATGTTAACAAATGGAATAGATGCGAAAATAGAAACCAATACTGTTACAGCACAGTCGTTGACAAATTTTCAAAATACCGATTTCTATGAAAAATATTCAGATGCTTTTACATTGATAAGTACAAAACATGGCATTTTTACAAGTGAACTAGATTCGACATTTGATTTCACCAGTTCAAGTATTAGCGATGAAGCATATAAAAAAGTTTTATCGTTTATTTTGAATGATAAAATAGATGCCATTAAAACCGAATACACTAATTCTCCGGATGATGATCTTTTTAATGAAAATACTGTTAATAAGATAGGTAGGAGAATAAATAAATTTATAAAAAATAATCTATCTGATTCAAAAGATAAAAATTTTAAATACAAAGAAGTTAAAATTAAAAAAGAAATTGAGCCATACTCATTTTCTGCTGGAACATTAACGTCTGGTCAGGAAGAGGTAATAAAGAAGATACACAATACAAAAGATTTTTCTACGGAAACTAGGTTAAATTTTTCAAAAGCAACTAAATAATGAATCAATATTTTAATAGATACGAGTATTTTAACGTCGATGGGGAACATCAGATTGTTCCTGGTATTGAAATACCTTTAAAAGGTACTGATAAATTTACTCAGTATAAAAGAGGTAAGCACAGGATGGATAAACTATCTCAGGAATATTATGGAACACCATTATTTGGTTGGCTTATAATGCAAGCTAATCCAAAATTAGGTTCATTAGAATTTGAAATACCAGACAATTCTATTGTTAGAATACCATATCCGTTGATTAATACTTTACAAGATTATAAAAAGAACGTAGAATTGTATAAGCTATACTATGGCGAATGATAAAATAAATCAGAGTGAGAACATATTAGTAACAGTTGATCAACAAAACATTATACATATTGACCCAAATAGTATAGTTGATAGTAATGGACAAATACAATCAAGACTTGTTGATCATGAAAATCTAGTTATGTATGTTAACTTGGAAGCAGATTTGGTTCCAAGAACGACTTTCTATGCCGATGGGCAACAAAGCACACTTTTAAGTATAGCTGAAGGTTCATTTAATTTACTAAGAAATCAAGGGGATAAAAACGAATTTGAAAATAACCTAGACACTAATTGGACTGAAACTTTTGTTTCTAGAAAAAATGTTGGGCTAAATAGAACAACGGGCGGCGAAGCGGTTTACGATCCAACCGCACAAACTTTTGGTATACAGAATATAACAATCATAACAAAAGGTGTTAACAATATCCCTCAAATAACAATAAACTTTTTAGATGTAAGAGGAAAGACATTATTTGAAGCACCAGCAAATTCACCATATAGCGCTTTTTTTCATCAGCCGTGGCCAATATTTTATTTAACAGTAAAGGGTTATTATGGTAAAGCTATTCGATATAGAATACAAATGGTTGATTTTAAATCTAAGTTTAATGGGTCAACCGGAAATTTTGAAATTATTGCAAAGTTTGTTGGTTCTTCATACGCATTTCTAAATGATATACTTTTTCAAAATGCCGTTAATGCACCATTCATGTATATGGTTGAAAAACAAGATGAACCATATAGAGTTAATGAAAAAACTGGACTTATTGAAAAGAAAATATCCAAAACAACAAAAGGATTTTCAATATTAAAATCAATTTATTCAGATTACAAAGCAAAGGGTTATATTCCCCAAGATTTTCCAGATAAAACGCTAAGGGATTTAATTATGACTGCAAAATCCCTAGATAAAATAATTGAGGCACAACTATTTTCAGAAACTGTCGACCCAACCGTATTAACACACGTTGCGGAATTTGATGCGCTATTAGATAGTTTTGAAAGAAGCATTGTTTCTTGGAGTAATAGAAATTTAAATTCAACTGAGAACGAGGTAAAAACCGAAACTATCACTAATAGTGATGGAACTCAAACAGTTTACAAATATTATAGATTAATAAAAGCATTAAATGACCAAACAAAACTTACTAATGGGCCTATAAGCTCAGATATAATCACAAATGGTGAAAATAAAAAGTCGTTACAATACCTAATAAATTTCTTTATAGCTAATTCTGAAAAAAATACTGCATTTGGAAAAAAATCATCGGAAAGAGCAAAAAAAAGTAATGGTGAAGATTTTACAATAACAACTACACCAATTTCAATTGATCGAATTAGAAACATAGGTGATTTTTATACACTTGAAAATGGTACATATGGTGTTGCTATTGAAAAATTAGTTAATGAAATTAAAGCAATACAAGCAACTTTCATTACTAGTAGAAATTCAGTTGAACTTAAAATTGAAGAAGAGATGAACAAAGTTATCCAAAATCCAAATATGGGTGGCTTTGGGTTCAAACCAACTATTAGAAATATTTTTGCGGTTATATTAGCAAATGCTGACACCTATATCAGATTGATGAAAGATGTTCATCAAAAAGCCATACAAAAATCTAATGAAAGAAAAGGTAATTTAGTAAAACCAACAGATAAGAATAAAGATGAATATTTTTATCCTTGGCCAGAAATATTGAAAAAGGATGATAGTGAGCGAGACGTATCTTTTTACCCAGCTGATCCAGCAATTGTTAGTGATACAAAAGGAAATGATTTTAGTTTATGGCCGGAAGTGGAATTTATTGAAACATATAATAGTGTTGCAACAAAAAGAGTTGATCCATTAACAGGTACAGAAATTGATTCATCTGATTTATCATTCATTTTTGATAATGACCAAGAAAGAAGAAACGTTAAAAAAATAAGCACACTATTTGAAATAGATCGTGTTATCCCATATACAGATAAATCTATAATAAATGTATTGTATGAAATATATGAAAGAGCATTTTATGTTACATCGTACAATAATTTTCAATATGGTAAAGGTTTAGAAGAGATTGTTAACGCAGAATTTGAAACATTAAAAAGTTCATTAGAAAATGATATTGATATAAAAGATTTAATAAAAAATCAAGTTAAGACCGTAAACGGAGAAACAAATAGTCTTTTATATACCTTAAGAACAAAAGAAAGGTTTCCATTTTTTCAAAACAAACTTTCGACCGTTGAATATATAAAAGAATTAGTTGACCAAGATTTTGAAATTATTGATTATACAGCTTCAAATAATAACACAGCCACTAGCACCGAGCACCCAAATTTACAAGCAGCAATAAATGACTATTCAATAGAAGAATATAGATTATATGAATTTCCTTTTGGATCTGATTTATATAAACAATATTTAAAAAAATCTTTATCTGCTAGTGACTATAAATTTAAGAATGTATTTTCTATAAATGTTAATGACAGTTTTATTAGTTCACCAGTTAAACCAGAAGCTTGGTTACAATTAGGATTTGATCAAAATATTTTTTCAAATAAAATAAAATTAACTGCAATAAACAGTAGTGGAGATTCGGTTGATTTTTATGAAAATTTATTAAATACTCCATATTTCCATAAACAGTTATATAATGACTTTTTAAAAGGTGGCGTTGCAAACAGGTATGTTGGATCGGCTTATCTTTTATTAAATTCATTACCATACAAAGACTTAGATGATGAAATAGATTTTAACGGAAACAAAGTATTGATATCTTCTTTATTTAAAGAAATATCTGCGACACATTTCGTTCCATATCACCTATTATTAAAGTGGGGTTCACAATACCATAGATATAAAAGATATTTAAAAGACGGGGTTGATATTATCAGCGGCGCAACAACTTCTATTAGTGGTAGTACTTTTTTTGACAATGCAACAAATGTAACATTTAATTTATCTGGAATAACTGCGCCAATGACAGCGGTTACCTATAATTCAAATCAATATATTGGTCTGTATCCATACTATTTTGGAATTTTTCATCAAATAACAAATGGATATAGTTTTTATAATCCATCTGGATTTACTGAAGTATCCGCTTCTACAACAAACGTAACTCAATTATATGCCGATACGGTTACAAGTGGAATAACAAAATATTCAGTAAACAAAACATCTGGCGGCCCAGGTTATTCATTAACCAGCTTTGTTGATAATAGTATATTTTCTGTAAACGATACTAGATACACTGTTTTACCTTCATCACAAATTTTTAGTGATGTTAAAAACTTAACAACAAACTTTAGTTATTTTGAACAAGATTCATTTAAAATTATTTTAAATAATCCTGGTGTGTATGATACATTAACACCTTATAACACCTTCACCATGCCAGCTTATGGTGAAACATTTAAAAATGTGGATGGGGTATATTCGTTAATCGGGGAACAAAGAAAGTTTGTTGATCTGATCGCAACATTTAGCCCAGCATTATTAGATAAAATGGAAGAAATGTTTTTAGTGTTTTCTTCATTAAATCTACAAATAGATACGAAGAATACAGTTCAAGATTACAAAACTTTTCAAGGTTTATTAAAAGCAGTATGTTCAATTTCAAAAGAAAATATTGATTTTTCAAATGATAATCATAAGCTTAATATAATTCAAAACCAAGAAAAAAATCTAGAACAAATAACTAAAAATTTATTAAGTAATGAAAATCTAAAAGTGTTAAGATTAGGTAATCCAAAACAAATAGATGATTATACATTATTTGGATTTATTGGTGATAGTCAAAATTATAGCCTTGGTTCATACAACGCATCACAATTAACTGCGAGCAACCTAAACTTAATAAAGCTATATATTGGTGAGGAAGCCTATACCGGCACAACACCAACAACATATTATAGGGATTTCTTTTCTTTGGCAGACATAGAAATTAATGAAGAAAACATTATTAACCATAGAGAATTAGCAAGAATTTATGCTGGATGGGCGAAAAGACAAACAACAGCAATAACAAAAACTACTTTTGTTAATTATATTAAAACACAAATTACTGAACCAGAAAAAACACGTTTATTTAATTACCTATCTAACCTTATTGTGAAATTACAATCAAAAGATTTTCAGGTCAACAATGATCAAAATAATAAAATCACAATTTATCATGGATTCAATGAAGCCAAGACAACAAAATTAGATTTATATCAGTTTTTTAAATCTTTTAACGATAAATGGATTTCTGGTAATGCGATTGGACAAAGACACCTTATGGACGAGTTTTTGTTTTTAGATAAAGCAAACAGAGATATTGGTGACGATGCGTACATCTCACTAGAAAGATTAATTTCTCTTAGTGATGAAAAAAACATTAAAGTAGACTTATATTCAGCTGTATCAATTTTAATACAGGGTACTAATTTTGATATGAGACCACTTCCGGCATACATCAATTTTTATGGAACAAACTCTTCAAACAAATCTAGAATAACTCCATCAAAAAATTTAGCAAAAAATTTATTTGGTACCCATCTCGATGTTGATTATCAAGATGCAACACCAAAGATTATCCTACAGTATGTTAACGGTACATCTAAGTATTTGGACATGCAAAGGGTAAATAAAAAATTTAAATTTAAAAATGATGGATTTGATATTAAAGATACAACAAGAAATCCACTATTAGTAGAACCAAAGATTTTTATGGATGCAGATCTATCTAAATCAAATAGAGTGGTTTCATTTGAAATTAATTTTGGTGATTATAGTCAAGGTATTTTTAAAGAAATATCTTTAGATCAAAGCACGTATAAAAATACTACAGAAAGTGCTTTAGCACAAGAAAGATTAGCCAGATCACAGGGTGGTGGTGGAACCCACCAGGTAGATATTGGATTATTTGATATCTACAAAACTGCATCTTATCAGTGTACCGTTAAGATGATGGGTAATGTAATGATACAACCAACCATGTATTTTTATTTGGCAAACGTACCTATGTTTGAAGGAACCTATCTTGTTTTTGATGTTACCCATAGCATATCTGACAACACTATTGAAACAACACTGACTGGTGTCAGACTTTCAAACAGTAGTCTACCAAACCTAGAAAATTCTTTCATGGCTAGTTATAGACCTCTATTTAGTAAGTTGCTATCATCAGCAATAAGAAAAAAACAACAAATAGATAGTCAACAAACAACAGAAAAAACAATAACATTACCAAATAGTGAAAGCGCCAATATTAATCCAGGTAATGAGTTGGCTGGCGAAGATTTATACAAAAAATTAGTTTATACATCTGGTTTTTATCAAGAAATGATCCCATATAATGGAGCAAAATATAATGGTAAAGAAGAGAAATATGTTCAATTGATAGATCTTGGTGGAAACAATAATCAATGGTTAAGAGCTAGAGTTGTTAGAATGGGTGGTACAAATAATCCAATTGATGACAAAGTTGCTATGGACCTTATTTCTGGGCTTAGCTCTACGGAAAACATAATCAAAAAATGGGAAAATATTAAAAACTCGTTAGGAGAATACTATTCAGTTAGATTAAACGGAAGTCAAGCAAATAAAGAAAAATTATTAAACTATAAAACTGAGTTTTTAAATCCTAGAACGAATGCAAAATATACACTTGTATCGACAAGAGATGCAACAACAAATCTATATAATGGACCTGTACTTAACGGCCCAGACCAAAGTATTGGTAATTATGGAATAGGTATGAACTCAATGTTGATGAGAAAATTAAAGGTAAACGAAGGGGATGTCGTTTATTTTAGACTTATTTAGTAAAATACTCATTTTTATAATATTTATAGTAATAATATTTAAAATTATGGAAAAAATTAATAAATCATTAGACCAGTTTTTAGCCCCTAAAGCTTCAAAGCCGGTTGCTAATAGTGCGATTGAAAGAGAAGAGTGTGATCTACAAACTGGGGAATGTTATATTATCAGATCCAAAGATGGTATTGTAGAAAGAATTAATAAAAAATATATTACCGAAGACGGTAGACAATTATTACAAGACTAAAACTATGTTAGAACAAAAATTATTAGAAGAGATAAATAGATTTAAGTCTATTAACAGAAACGCCAGCAATCATTATTTAATTAATGAACAAGACGCGAGCCCATTACCACCACCTCCAGCTGACGCACCTATGGATGCTCCAGCAGCGGATGCTGGTGCCACTTCACCTGAAATGGCCCCTCCACCACCTATGATGGACGAGCCAGCGGAAAGCACTGAGGAAGTTGATGTTACTGATTTGGTTAATATGACCAAAAATATCAAAAATGAACTTGAAATGTCTAAAAACGAGAACGACAACGTTTTAAGAAAAATGGATGACGTTTTTTCTAAATTAGATGATTTGGAAATGAAACTTGGTAACATGGACGCTGTTCTTGATAAAATTGAACAACTTGGTTCTAAGGTTGAACAGATGAAACCAGCAACCCCACAAGAAAAATTAGAAATGCGTTCATTGGATTCGTATCCGTTTAACCAAAAACCTCAAGAATTTTTTGCAAACAAGCAAGATGAAATGAGAGCTAGCGGTAAAAATGAGTATGTTTTAACAAAAAGTGACGTAGAGAACTATTCTAAAGAAGAATTAGCAAAAACATTTAATCCTTATAGTAACGATGAACAAGAATCTAGATTCCAATATTAATTTCTTTTTCCATACTCAACTACAATTAAAGGTGCTTCACTGGCAAACTAAAGGGTATGCTAGACATAAAGCATTTGGCGAAACATACGAAACTTTAGAAGGGCTTATTGACGAATATGTTGAGGTGTGTATGGGTAAACATGGTAGATTTATTTTACAAGAACAAAACAAAACCATTACAATTGAAAATTTACCAGAAGTAGATATTGTTGAGTTTTTACAAAAAACAAAAACAGCTTTAATTGGCATATCAAAAGACCTTTCAGCACAATCTGATACAGATTTATTAAATTTAAGGGACGAAATGTTAGCTTCAATCAATAAATTAGCTTATCTTTTGACTTTAGAGTAAAGAAAAAAAAATATTTAAAAAAAGAGACCCAGATTTTTTTATCTGGGTTTTTTTATTTATCTTATCCTAAGATTATTAACAATTTTAAATTAAAAACTATGTCTAACGTATTAGAAGCAGCATTGGCGCAGTATGAAAAAAATACTCAGTCAAGCAGTTCAGCGCAAAAAATCAGCTCTGAAGAAAGATTAAAAATGTATTTCGCTGCAATCCTCCCAAAGGGACAAACAAGCGGAATGAAAAGGATTAGAATTCTACCTCCACTAGAAGGTCAACAAGTGTTTTGGACCGAAAAATATTTCCACGAAGTTCAGGTGGATAAAAAATGGGTAAAATTGTACGATCCTGCACAAGATGGTGAAAAATCCCCATTAAATGAGGTTGGTGATGCACTAAGAATGACTGGTAGTGAAGCAGATAAGAAACTTGCTGGCCAGTATCGTTCAAGAAAGTTCTATATTTTCCGTGTTATCGACAGGGACAATGAGCAAGATGGTGTTAAATTCTGGAGAATTAAGCATAGTCTTAAAAGTGATGGAGCTTATAATAAGATTATGGATGTCATGAAGGCTAAAAGAGAAGACATCACAGATCCAGAAACAGGTAGAGATTTGACTCTTACTTTAAATGTTTTGAAGAATCCTCTTGGCGGTGAATACACTGCAATTACAAGTGTAATTCCTGATGATAAATCGCCATTAAGTGAAAACAAAGAACAAAAAGAACTTTGGTTATCAAACACACTTACTTGGCAAGATGCGTATTCCAAAAAACCTATTGAATATCTTCAGGGTGTTGCTGAGGGGTATGTTCCTAAATGGAATGACAAACTGAAAAAGTTTGTTTATGGTGAAGAAGCAGAAGCAATGATGGGTGGCGGATCTAGCACAAGTGCTGAACTACCAGACCCACAAGAAGATGCGGATACTGACGAGAATCTTCCGTTCTAATAATTAAAGACATTCTCAAGGGTGCATAGCCTTTGAGAATGTTTAAAATAAAAAAATATAAAATGGCTATTAAAAAACAAAATTTCGCAATTTCAAGTATCGCATCAAAATACTCTAGTTTAACTAAGTATAAACCAGACCGCTTTTTAGATTTGGGTGATGCTTTTCTTGATGCGACCGGTTTACCAGGACCGGCGATGGGGCATATTAACATGTTCTTAGGCCATTCTGATACCGGTAAAACAACGGCACTTTTAGCTGCTGCTGCGGATGCAATTAAGAAAGGTATTTTACCAATTTTCATAATTACTGAACAAAAATTTGATTTTGATCATGCAAATATTATGGGAATTCCGGTTGTTAAGGAAGTAGATCAAGCCACTGGCGAAGTCACATATTCTGGAGATTTCATTTTCAAAAATGATTTCGAATATATTGAGCAGATTACCGATTTCATAAATGAAATGCTTGATTTGCAAGAGAAGGGTGAATTACCATATGATATTTTATTTTTATGGGATTCTGTTGGATCTGTACCATGTAAAATGACATGGGAAGGCAAGGGTGGTAAACAGCACAATGCATCTGTATTATCAGATAAAATTGGTATGGGTATCAACCAGAGAATTTCTGGTTCAAGAAGAGCAGACAAGCCTCATACAAACACATTGATTATCGTTAACCAACCTTGGGTTGAATTACCAGATAATCCATTTGGCCAGCCTAAAATTAAGGCTAAAGGTGGTGAGTCAATCTGGTTAAACTCTACGTTAGTTTTTAGATTTGGAAATGAAAAGAATTCTGGCATCACCAAAATTTCTATCACAAAAAATAAGAGAACTATTACAATTGCTACCAGAAGTAAAATATCTGTTATGAAAAATCACGTTAACGGTATTGCGTTTGCTGATGGTAAAATAATGGTTACGCCACATGGATTCATGATGGCAAAAGAAGCGGCTGAAGAGAAAAAATCCAGAGAAGATTATGTAAAAAATAATTTGGATTATATCAGCTCACTATTTGAAGAGAGAGTTTCAGACGTTGGAGAAATCAAGTTTGAAGACACTCCAGAAGAAGACAACGAAGATTGATTGTTTAACATTTTAACTTAAAAGACGTAATGTCTAATGTATTATTAGTTGATGGAGATAATCTATTAACTATTGGGTTTCACGGGTTGAAAAACCACTATTATAAAGGAAAACACATCGGTGGTATCTACCACTTTATAAACACGTTAAGAAGATGTTTTGAAGCCTTTAAATTAGACAAAATTTGTGTTTTTTGGGATGGTAAAGATGGATCTCTTTCTAGAAAGAAAATTTATCACCTCTATAAAGAAAATAGAAGGACAAGGGTAAAAACTGAGGAAGAGATCCAATCTTACCAATATCAAAGAGAAAGATTAAAACAATACTTAGAAGAGCTTTATATAAGACAAGGCGAATTTGAATATTGTGAATCTGATGATTGTATAGCATTCTATACTCAAAACTCTCCAAAAGAAAAAAAATTCATATTTTCCTCTGACAGGGATTTAATGCAACTTATTTCCGAAAACGTTTCATTATATAACCCTGCTCACCAAAAAGTATATAACTCAAATGACCTAGTAGAATATGATAAAGAAAATATCATAGTTGAAAATGTCAAATTAGTTAAAATACTATGTGGTGATCCATCTGATAACATTTATGGTATCAGAAACTTAGGATTAAAACGACTGATTTCCCTATTTCCAGAAATACGTGACAAAAAATTAACCCTAAGCGAAGTTAGGGAAATGGGTAACGTATTGTTTCAACAGGACAAAGAAAATAAATTAATTCAGAATTTCCTAACTGGTGTTACCAAATTAGGGGTATTTGGAGACGAATTCTTTGATATCAACAACCAAATTGTATCATTAGACGAACCAATTTTAACGGAGCAAGCTAAACAAGACATCATAAGTCTTATAAACGAAAATCTAGATTCAGAAGGAAGGTCATATAAAAACACAATGAAAATGATGATGGAAGATGGTATTTTTACTTTATTACCAAAAGGCGAAGATGCCTGGATAAACTTCTTAAATCCTTTCTTAAGATTAACTAGAATAGAAAAAAATAAACAAATAATAAAATTCAAAATTAAAAAGTAAACTATGAACACAGTAAAATCAGCAAACGATGAAATGAACAAATTTGAGTTCCTTTTAACACTTGATGGGAACATTATTTGTCAAAGGTATTTTTTTGTTAGGGACCATAACCCCAAAACAAAAAGATCTATGGACCTACATTATGAGGTAAAAAATATTTGTGAAAAAATTTCAGAAGATTTGAAAATAAAAAGTTCTAATTTTCTGGTTGAAAATCAAGATATTTTCTTTAATACTGAATATGTGGAAGATCCTAATGAGAGAGATGAACAATATTTTTTGTTACAAATTAAGCATCTTGACGATGTATTTATTGAAAGGATTTTCGCCGCTCATTACTATCCGCCTAAGGTTAGATATACGGTAGACATCAGACCGATGTTAAAGAGAGTTCTAAATGATTTAACTGAAATATTGTCATTGAAAAGACCGGACATGACATATCTTCAGTACCAACTTTAATTTACTAACTATAAAAATTATTTAATGACTGAGAAAAATTTTGGGGCACTAGGTGCTGAGTATCAAACGTCCCTTTTAAAAATTATTATTGAAGATAAAAAATTTGCTGAGACAATTATTGATGTAATTGAGCCGTCATATTTTGACAACAATTCTTTTAAATTTATAATTAAGAATTTAAAAGAATGGAATGAGAATTTTAAATCATTCCCATCTTACGATGCTCTTAAGCAAAAAATACAATCAGAGAATTCTAGCGATACTGTTTTAAGATCAAACATTGATACTTTAGACGCTATTAAAAAACACGAGTTAGCCGGTGGTGACATAAATTTCACAAAGGAAAAAGCTTATAATTTCTGTAAACAACAAGTTTTGAAAAAAGCTTTGAAAGAAGTTGAAAGTATCACTGTTAGCGGTGAGTTTGAAGAATATCATAAGATTGAAAAAATTATACAGAAGGCTCTTCAGGTTGGGGTAACAAATGATGAGCTGCAGGATGTTTTTGAAAATATTGGAGATGCCCTTAAAGCTGACTCTAGAAACCCAATTCCAACAGGAATACTTGGACTAGACAACTGTCTAAAGGGTGGTTTAGGTAGAGGTGAACTTGGTGTAGTATTAGCGCCAACTGGTACTGGTAAGACAACAATGTTAACTAAGATATCTAACACAGCGTATAATACCGGGTTTAATGTTGTTCAAATATTCTTTGAAGACAACATTAATAATATTAAGAAAAAGCATTATACGATATGGACTGGTATTTCGCCAGATGGGCAAATAGAAAATCCAGAAGAAACCATGAAATTGGTTGAAGAGGCTCAAACAAGATCTGCCGGACAAATAAAATTGCTTAAATTGCCTAGCGATTCTATTACAATTTCTGAAATTAAATCAAAATTGAGAAAGCTTATGGCAGATGGGTTTAGAATAGATTTATTAACTTTGGATTATGTTGATTGCATTACACCTGAAAGAAGCACACATGGTGAAGAATGGAAAGGTGAGGGGTCTATTATGAGATCTTTAGAGGCAATGACATCAGAGTTTGATATCGCTATTTGGACAGCAACACAAGGTAATCGTGAATCTATTTCATCTGAGGTGGTTACCACAGATCAAATGGGTGGTTCAATTAAAAAAGCACAGATTGGCCATGTGGTAGTTTCAATAGCAAAAACCCTTGAACAAAAAGAGCACAACTTGGCAACAATAACTTTATTAAAATCTAGAATAGGTAGAGATGGTGTTATTTTTAGTAATTCTAAATTTGACAATGAGTATCTTGATATTGATACTGATTCACAAAACACCTTACTAGGTTTCAAAGAGGATAAAGAAGTTGAAAATAGAGAAAGAATAAAAAAGGCTCTTGAATACAAAGAGAAAGTCACCAATCAGACTAGAAAATCAGTTAACAACTAAAATTAAAACAAATATTATGACCGAGAAGATTTTAATCGACAATCCCGGACGCTTCGTCCTTTTCCCAATTGAACATCATGATTTATGGAAACTTTATAAACAGCAAGAAGCGTGTTTTTGGACTGCAGAAGAAATTGATTTGCAGCAAGACACCTATGACTGGGAAAATAAATTGAATGCCGATGAGCAACATTTTGTTAAACATGTATTAGCTTTCTTCGCGGCATCAGATGGTATTGTTAACGAGAATATCGCAATGAACTTTGTTAACGCCGTTCAATATACTGAAGCTAAAATGTTTTATGGCTTTCAGATTATGATGGAAAACATTCACAGTGAGACATATTCATTGTTGATTGATACATACATCAAGGATAAAGAAGAACAAAATAAATTATTTAATGCCATTGAAACTGTTCCAGCTATTAAAAGAAAAGCTGAATGGGCATTAAGATACATTGAAAAGGGAACCTTTGTTGAAAGGCTTATTGCTTTTGCTGCAGTTGAAGGAATTTTCTTTTCTGGATCTTTCTGTGCTATTTTCTGGTTAAAGAAAAGAGGGCTAATGCCAGGATTAACATTCTCTAATGAATTGATTTCTCGTGACGAAGGGATGCATTGTGATTTTGCTTGTCACTTGTTTAATCATCATATTGAAAATAAATTAACACAGCAACAGGTTAGAGATATTATTTGTGGTGCATTAGAGATTGAAAAAGAATTCATTCTTGAAGCATTACCAGTAAGACTTATTGGTATGAACTCAGATTTAATGGCTCAGTATCTTGAATTTGTTACAGATAGATTATTGGTGGCATTAGGTGTTCCTAAAGTTTATAATTCAGAAAATCCATTTGATTTTATGCAAAATATTGCTTTACAAGGAAAAACTAATTTCTTTGAAAAGAGAGTTGCTGAATATCAAAAAGCTGGAGTTAATAATGCTGCAGAAGATTTAAGTTCTGCATTTGGTGATCTTGATTTTTAAAATATTATAAATAAAATGAAAGTATTAAAAAGAGACGGTTCCTTAGAGGAAATGAGATATGATAAGATAACTAGAAGAATAGGCGCTTTGTGTGAAGACTTAAATCTAGAATACATTGACCCAACATATATTACATTAAAAGTTACTCAAGGGATATATGACGGTATTTCAACAACAGAGTTAGATGTATTAGCTTCAGAAACTGCAGCATCTATGACAACAGTACATCCAGATTATGCTAGATTAGCTGGTAGGCTGGCTGTTACAAATTTACATAAAACAACACCCAAGAAGTTTTCACAGTCAATAAGAGAACTTCACTCATTTGTTGAACCAAAAACAAACAAAGAGTCATCATTAATTGATGACAATGTTTACAAATTTGTTATGGAAAACAAAGACGTTTTGGATGGTGCGATTGTTATAACAAGAGATTTTGACTTTGATTATTTTGGATTCAAAACGTTAGAACGTTCATATCTTTTGAAAATTGGTGAACGTGTTGTTGAAAGACCACAATATCTATACATGCGTGTTGCAGTTGGTATTTGTAATGGTGATTTACAAATGGCTTTAAGAATTTATGATGATTTATCACAACATTTTTATACACACGCAACACCAACATTATTTAATGCCGGAACACGTAGACCACAAATGTCTTCTTGTTTCTTAATTGGTAACAAAGGTGATGATATCGATGGATTATTTGATACAATCAAAGACGTTGCCAAGATTTCTAAATGGGCTGGAGGTATTGGTTTGCACGTTCATGATGTGCGAGCTAAAGGTGCATACATTAAAGGAACTGGAGGAATGTCAGATGGATTATTACCAATGTTGAAAACATATAATGAGGTTGCTCGTTGGATTAATCAAGGTGGTAAGAGAAAAGGTTCTTTTGCGATTTATCTTGAACCATGGCATTCAGATGTTTTTGAATTTATTGACCTAAGAAAAAATCATGGTAAGGAAGAATTAAGGGCAAGGGATTTGTTCCTTGCAATGTGGACACCGGATTTATTTATGCAACGCGTAGAATCAGATGGTGATTGGTCATTATTTTCTCCAGATGAGGCGCCAGGATTGTCTGATGCATATGATTCACCAGAAAATAAAGCATTTACTAAGCTTTATGAACAGTATGAGCAAGAAGGTAAAGCAAGAAAGGTTATTAAGGCTAGAAAATTGATGGATGCAATTTTAACTGCTCAAATCGAAACTGGTACACCTTATATGCTGTATAAAGATCCAGCTAATTATAAATCAAATCAAAAGAATTTAGGCACAATTAAATCTTCAAATTTGTGTACCGAAATTATTGAATATAGTTCGCCAACTGAACAAGCCGTTTGTAATTTAGCATCAATTGCATTACCAAAATATGTTGTTGATGGTGAATTTAATCACGATCTACTTTATGAATACACATATCAAGTTGTTAAAAACTTGAATAATGTTATTGATTTGAATTTCTATCCAACAGAAGAGACAAAAAGATCTAATTTTAAACATAGACCAGTTGGTTTGGGTATTCAAGGATTGGCAGATGTATTCTGTATGTTGGATATTCCATTTGAAAGTGATGAAGCAGATAAATTGCAAACAGACATATTCGAAACAATTTATTTTGCCGCAATGACATCTTCTAAAGATATATCTAAAGAGGTTGGTCCATATGAATCAATATCAGGGGCGCCAATTGAAAAAGGCGTTTTCCAATTTGAAATGTGGGGTAAAACAGACAAAGAATTATCTGGTCGTTGGGATTGGAAAAGTCTAAGAAAAGAGGTTGTTAAATTTGGTGTTAGAAACTCATTACTCGTTGCACCAATGCCAACAGCGTCAACCGCCCAAATTTTGGGTAACAACGAAGCGTTTGAGCCATTTACAACAAATCTATACTCAAGAAGAACACTTGGTGGTGAATTCATTGTTGTAAACAAACACCTAGTTAAAAAATTGATGTCTCTTAATTTGTGGAACGAGGATATTAAAAAGAAACTAATTCTTGAAAATGGTTCGGTACAAAATATTCCAGAAATACCTACAGATGTTAAAGAAGTTTACAAAACCGTTTGGGAGATGTCACAAAAAAGATTACTACAAATGGCAGCAAATAGATCTATTTTTATTGATCAATCACAATCATTGAATTTATTTATTGCTGATGCAACTAAACCAAAACTTCTTGCCGCTCATTTATTTGGCTGGAAAATGGGATTAAAAACTGGTATGTACTATCTGAGAACAAGATCGGCTGTAGATCCGTTAAAAGGATTAGGAATTGATACTTCAGCTAATAAACCTGTTGAGCAAGTACAACAAACGGTATCATATTCAACGCCAACGAATAACGCAATTATAAGTGAAGAAACACCTGAGCTTATTATGACAGCACAAAGACCTACAGATTCACCTTTTGAGTGTGAAGGATGTGGTTCATAAGATAATGGGTGGTGCCCCTTGAGTACCCAGGACTTGAGAATATAGGGCGCAAATATCAAGTCACTATTATTGCGACACTTATCGCGACATTTTTTTAGGAAAGTGTCGCGATTTTTTATTTATATCTATTTTCTTATTGTTTATATTTATAGTTATGAGTTCAAAATACGGTATAGATTTTCCATTTAGAGATAGTTTCGTAGGAGACTATGTAAGAATGACTCAATCAGTAGACGAGGAAGTTCGTGCAAATCTTGTTCACTTACTTTTAACGAGAAAGGGTAGTAGATATTTCTTACCCGATTTTGGCACTAGATTGTATGAGTATATTTTTGAACCAAACGATTCTGTAACTTATTCAAATATTGAAGAAGATATTAGAGAAACTGTTGCAGCATATATACCAAATTTAGAAATAAATTCAATAAAAATAACGAATCCGGAAATAGAGTCAGAAGACTCTTCGTCTTCTGTTAAAGAAGAACAAGATAGTAGATTATTTAGAATAGGAAGTTCTTCAACAAAGCCTTATACAGCAAAAATAAGAATTGATTATACAACAAATAATTCAACTTTTGTCACTTCAGATTTTATAATTATCAATATATAATATGAGCAAAAAAATAGCATATACTAATCGTGATTTTGCTGGGTTAAGACAAGATTTAGTTAAATTAACTAAAGAGTATTACCCAGACTTAATACAAAATACAAACGACGCGTCAATATTTTCCGTTTTATTGGATTTAAATGCGGCTGTTACCGATAACTTGCATTTTCATATTGATAGGGTATGGCAAGAAACAATGTTGGATTTTGCTCAACAAAGACAATCTTTATTTCATATTGCTAAAACATATGGAATTAGAATTCCAGGACTAAGACCATCTGTTGCATTATGTGATTTTAGTATTATTGTTCCGGTTAAAGGTGATTCCGAAGATAATAGATACTTAGGTATATTAAGAGCCGGAACACAAATTTCTGGAGGCGGTCAAATATTTGAAACTGTTTCAGATATTGATTTCTCAAATCCGTTTAATGAAAGAGGTGAATCAAACAGATTAAAAATCCCAAATTTGGATGGAAATAGTAAAATTATTTCTTACACGATAACAAAAAGAGAACCAGTTGTAAACGGGGTTACAAAAATATTTAGAAAAGTTATTACTCAAAAAGATCAAAAACCTTTCTTAAAATTAGTTTTACCAGAACAAAATGTTTTAGGGGTATCATCTATCATACATAAAGATGGAACCAATTTTACAACAAACCCAACCAATTCTGAATTTAACGCACCATTGAATAAATGGTATGAAGTAAAAGCTCTAGTACAAGATAAAGTTTTTGTTCCAAATACAACAGCAACTTCAGATAGAGCTAATTTTAAAGCTGGACAATACATTAGTGTAAATAATAAATTTATCACAGAGTATACCCCAGAAGGTTATTTTTTCATAACTTTTGGATCTGGAAATGTTGATCCGCTAGACAATTTGGATAACTATATAACAAACACCCTTAAGGTTAATTTAGCGACTTACTTAAATAATATGTCTTTGGGGGCTATACCTAAACAAGACACTACCTTATTTGTAAAATATAGAATTGGTGGTGGTAAAGAGAGTAATTTAGGTGTTGGTGTTCTTAATAACATAGAAAATTCGGAGTTTATTGTTAATGGACCAGCAGCAAATGTAAATTCACAAGTTATACAATCATTAACTGTTACAAACGTAACTCCAGCTGTTGGTGGTGCAGATCAACCAACTATTGAGGAATTGAGAGGTATGATATCTTACAATTTTGCAGCACAAAACAGAGCGGTAACATTAAATGATTACAAATCATTAATTGAAACAATGCCATCAACATATGGTGCACCAGCTAAAGTGAATGTAATGGAAGAAGATAATAAAGTAAGAATCAAATTATTATCTTATGATGAAAAAGGGAATTTAACAAATATTGTGTCAAATACGCTAAAGCAAAATATATTAAATTATTTGGCAGAGTATAGAATGATAAATGACTATATTGATATTGTTAGTGGTGAAGTTATTGACTTTGAATTAAAATTGGATGTTTTATTAGATAAAAATCAAAATCAAACAGAAGTTATTAGAGAAATTATAACAGCAGTAAGAGAATATTTTTCGATTGACAAAAGAAAAATGGGTGACCCATTATTCATTGGTGAATTGATGAAAGAGGTTAACAATGTTTCTGGTGTTGTCAACGTAATTGAGGTTAGAGTTTTCAATAAAGTTGGTGGAGAATATTCGTCATCCCAAGTAGCCCAAGCTTATAAAGATCCCGCAACCAAAGAAATCTTACAAAAAGATATGGCGATTTATATGAAATCTAATCAGATTTTTCAAATAAGATTCCCTAATAAAGACATTCAGGTTAGAGTAAAAACTCTAGATATCCCTACATATTAATCTATTTTTTACTTATCTTTTTAACTACAGAAAATTGATAAGTTTCTATTTATAGTTAATATGGTTCAGAAGCACAGAATTAATACCAATTTAAACACAGATAAGCGAGTTGTTGTTGAATTAAAACAAAATTACGACCTGCTAGAAATACTGTCTTTAAAATTTACACAACAAGACGCATATACGTCTCTGTGTGCTGATTACGGCGTTGTTTGTGGTAGAATTTCTGTTAATAATGGTCTTGGAGTACCAAATGCAAGGGTTTCAATTTTCGTACCATTAGCAGAACAAGATGAATTAGATCCACTTATTTCACAATTATATCCTTATAAGGTAATAAAAGATTTAAACAGTGATGGGTATCGATATAATTTATTACCATCAAGAAAACAGCACGGCGGACATGAGCCAACCGGTACTTTTCCAGATCAATCAGATATATTAGGTAGAGAAGAGTATCTTGAAGTATTTGAGAAATATTACAAATACACAGCAAAAACAAACTCATCTGGTGACTTTATGATATGGGGGGTTCCACTTGGTGAACAACAAATTCATGTTGACGTCGATTTATCAGATATCGGTTGTTTTTCATTAAGACCCGATGATTTTATTAAACAAGGTAGAGGTATTGATTCATTCAAAAATACATATTCCTTTAAATCATCAACAGATTACGCTTCATTACCACAAATCGTTTCTTTTGATAAAACAGTAGACGTGGCTCCGTTTTGGGGTAACGCAGATTTATGTCAAATAGGTATAACTAGAACCGATTTCGATTTATCCGAACAGGGGGTTAAAATAGAACCCAAAGCATATCTATTGGGGTCAATATTCTCAGATCAAGGTAATAGTGCAGTAAACAAAAACTGTACACCAAGATCAGGAATGGGAAACAAATGTTTATTAGTTACTGAAGAAGCTAAGATTGAAATTTTAAGATTTACAAATTCAAAAGATTCAAACGGAAGACCGGTTTTAGAATATTTGGAATTTGATGGAGATATTGATGATAGTGGTTCATTTGCTATAACGTTACCTATGAATTTGGAGTATGTTTATACAAATGAATTTGGTGAAAACGAAATAACGAACGACCCAAACAAAGGTGTACCAACTTCAGCATGTTATAGATTTAGAATATCTTCTAAAAATGAATCTTTAGGTAGAGTTAGGACTATTGGTTCTTATCTAATTCCTAATATTAGAGAATATACATCACAACAAGATGAATCCTATGCCTGGTCAACAAACTGGAGTGATTATCCATCTGCAGCTTTAAGTGATACCATGATTTTTAATAACCAATTAGGGTCATATTACCCTAAAGATTATTTTTATAGATTTAACTATAATAAAGTTTATAGTGTATCATCATTTATTGGATCATATGGGAGCGAGCAATTAGGCATCACTCAAATTGCGCCAAAAGAAGAAGATGATTGTCAAAATAATGCATTAACACCACCAATTAATCATGCAACTAAAGTAATTTCTTTTTCTATTTTATTGGCAATTATTTTAAATACATTTGAGAGAATAAGTTATTATACACTTATTGCTGCTATTCAGATAATAATAGTTCCATTTCAGGCTTTATATAATTGGCGAATTTATTTAAGAGCACTTGGTGTTACAATTATTGATTATTATCCATTCAGAGCCGGCGGTATAATTGATGTTGATGCAAAAGTTATTGAACCATTACAAAGATTTGGTACAGTTAGATTAGGTATTGCAATATATCCAGAATGTGAAACTTGTGATAACCTAGATTATACTAACGAGCCCCCGGTATTAAATGAAGATCCAGAAACATTATTTACGCAGGCCGCTAGTGGTTTTGCTATACCGGATAATTACATGGCTACGTATGGTTGTTCCGGTTATACTGATAGTGATACATCAGTAACTAGAATATATTTTATTATTCCTGGAAACACATGCGCACCAATATCAAATTTAAACCCATCGTACAACGGTACATATAATCAATCACAGTTGTTAAATGAATCTGGTAGATTTATGGTTAAATTTACCGCTAGTAGTGGGTCTACAATATTAAATTTAAATAGTGAAACAATTAGTGGAAACACTGTATACTATTTTGATGACACTACTAAAAAAAGTTATGTTGGAGGTACTACTGAGCCAACTTCACAAATACAATATAAAATATTCGACACACAAACATCATTAAATGGTGGTGCAACAAATAGTGGTCTTAATAGTGAACTAGAAGGTGGATGTCAACAATATGTTACGGTATATAAAGAAAGTATTGTATATGGTACCTATTGTACAAGTAATTCATCAACACCATATAGTGGATTAACCTCAAGCAATATTGTTACTGGAACAACATGCCCATCTGGTCAAATTCCGGTGGGTCAAGTTATTATGGGTGTTAATCAGAATCCGTGTGGTACATGTGGTACACATAGTGGTTATTCTGAATTTAGATATGGTTTATTTACAATTATACCTGCGGCGAGTATATCTAATTGGGGGGATAATTTTGATGCGATAACAGAGTATGCTAGAAGAAAGTTAGTTGCTAAAGTATTTTGTGGCGGTATTGCAAATTATAAGTTTATTGATAATTGGTTACATGGTGCATTATATATGTTTCCGTTCAAAGCAAAAGTTAGATGGGACGATGAAGAAACGTTAGATTTAAATGTTAGAAGAACAAAATATTGTACAGACTTGGTATATTTTAAAGCTGGTTCTCCAGAAAATCCACACAAAAGATTTTACTATAGATCAACACGGTTTAACGGAAGTTCATTTAATACTGCCAATGGAACATTAGGTCACCCAACAACAATAGTTGATTTGGGCCATAGAGATGAGTTTATTAAAGAAATTTGCACCGATCCTTCATTAGACCCAAATTGTTCCGTTATTAGAAATATTGGCCCAACGTCGTATCAAAATTTTAAAGAATTATTAGGTTTATATATTAATTATAAATTAGATTACTTAGCGACAGGTAGTAGTACAACAGGTGATTATAATTCATTTTTTGAAAATACTGGTTACACATCCTCAGGTGATGTGATGAATGGTGATGTACTTCAATTAATATCAATTAATAATGAAGCTGGTGTTGAAGAATTTGATTTACAGAATAGAAATTATGCTGTTTATACCCCACAAGTATTGGACGTTGAATCTTATCCTGGATTATTAAATGGTGGTCCAATCCCAATAAATTTTGTTTTAGACGATGGTGAGGGGTATAGAGTTAGGTCGTGTTTAAATGAACCAGGAAGACTAACAGAATCATCACAAGAAGTACCATTTTATTTATGGGAAAAAGGTGGAACTGGGTTTGGGTCTGGTGTTAGCCAACACTGGGATTATAATAACATCGAGGTTCAACCATTACAAGGTATGACTAAAAATTATAAGTATAGTGGTGATACATCGCACAAGTATATTTTATTTCCAATGACAAAACAATATAGTGGTGACACCTTCACATATACTGGAATTACATATGCTGATGTTTTTGCTGATGTTGAAACAACCGGCACAACCCATACAAACTATAATAATCAAGAAGAAGGATTTACAGTTTTAGAAATAGCAACTGGAACTGAAAATAATCCATTAACTGGTACTCTATGGATTAGAACTGGAGATACAGGAAACTGGGCATCCAAAGCATGGACAAATGATGTTGATTTTGTAATTAAACCTACAACAACAAATTATAATAACACAAAACAAATTTTATCAACACCGTTCTTATTTTATTTCGGATTAAGACCAGGTAAAACTGCTGTTGATAAATTTATATCAAGGTTTGGGCCAAAAGGCGCATTCCCATCAGCTGAATAATGGAAAAGAAAACAATAATATTACCAAAGCTTAGATATAAGCAAGCGCCATCTGAAGACCTACAAACAAAGGTTGGATTAGATAGTAGTCAAGAGCTTCTTAGAGAAGGTGATAGAAATATTATTCTTGATATTGAAACATTATTTTCCAAAGAAAGAAATGAAAGTAAAAAATATAAAATATATGGTAAATTAAAAATGATATTCAGAAACCTTTATTTGGGTACTTCGCCATATAGTAATTTAGAAGAATATTTGGCTTTAGGTGGGGACGGATCAGATAATAATTTTAGTGGATATCTTCCATATGATGAGTTTGCTTTTATTAGAAGAGATGTTAATAAAAATGAAATTTCAATACCAAGTGTTAGCGGATCAACATATGGTACTTATGTACCAACATTAAGTAGTCCAACTAGACCTAAAAATAAACATATGAATATTTCAACTATGGATGCACCGTATCATAATTGGAATTTATATTTAAGTTATGTTTATAGCGGTGACACAAATTACCCTATGAAATATACATTAAGTGGGGCAACTAAAGTAGAGGGTACAAATATTATAACATTTACTAGTGGTAAAGGCATACCATGTAGAGTACAAACAACAGCAACTCATTTTAAATTAACAACTCCGGTGGAGCATGGATTTAATATTGGGGAATATGTGATATTTTCATCACAATCTGCAATTAGTGGAAAAACATATTCTATTAGTAGCTTAGGTGATGAAAAATTTAATTCAGAAAAATATGTTATAAATTTAAATAGACAACAATTTAGCGGTACAACGCTACCAAACTTGGTCACAATAAAAAGATGTATTGATGAAAATAATATTAGCGGAACAACCTCAACTTATTATGTACATAAACACAAAACCATAACAGATGTCTCTGATTATATAATGGACAGAGCCGGTTTTGAAACACCAATATTTGAAGATGAAAAAAAATTACTTATTGAAAACTCAAACGGCGATAACGATATTTTGGTTGAAAGAAATAGAATGGAATCTATCATATTTGATTTTAGAGACCCATTTATCTTAACTGGATTAACAAACAATTTAGGATATACTCCTACAGAAGTTTATTTAACAACCATTTTTAGAAATGGTTCAGGGTATTTTGAATACCCACCTAAAAATGGATACAAATTCAATTTTCATAACAGTTGGATTGATAATCATTTTAGTGGATCAACATCCGTTGAAACAACAATTCCATATACAACTGGGACTACGAGTGGTGTTACGTTTACATATGGATCAGTATTGCCATTAAATACAGTGCTAACTGGTGCATTTGTTGAATACAATAGACGTGAATTAAAAGAGAGAGTTATTTCAGAATCTTTTCATAGGATTGCAAATCCAACATCAATATTTGATTATGATCAAGATCAAAATGTTACCGGATTTAGCGGGGCAACAGCAAATAATAAAATGGGGTTAGTGTATCAGCCACATTATAGAATAAAATTAAGACAACTATCAGCTTACATAGAAACTTCGAACACAAATAATATTGAGGATTTGCCAGAAAACGCAGAATATTTTTCAGATGAAAGATTATGGAAATGGAAAGACGTGTTTGACCATGGATATATTGACCAAGATGGTAATGGTACCGATTTTCCATTTGTTAATGGACAACATTATGTGAAATCAGATTTTAATTTTTATTTTAAGAATGAAAGATATTATTTAAATAAATCAGACCAAAACAAAGAATTTAAATCTCCGAATTGTTAAAATGAGAATAATTCATAAAAATATTGATAACAGTATTATCTTAAATCAAAGCACAGACTTTTCAAATAGTTTGGGTTGGGAGGAATCTTTTAAAGATTATGAAGATAAAGTACTTGAGTCAATAATAAATCCAGTTCAAAACTATGAGACTATAAGGTACATTCATGAACCATATAGTGCGTCTACTGGAAATATATGTGATATATGGTATTTCTTTTATTTTATCGATTCATCAAATACATATGCTAAAGGGTTAGATTATAATTTAGTTGGTATAACACCACAAGAAAATGCACTTTTATTAAAACAAACAGCAAAAAGCTTTTTTAGATTAGAATTCTACACAACACCAAATAGAGAAACACAAAAATTAGTTTTTGCTAAAAACTTATCAATTCCGCTTGGTCAAAAGGTTTTTGATCAAAATATTTCTAATGATATATTTGTTCCTGTTTTTAATGGAAACAATTACAAAAACACTGAGAATATGTATTTGTTTTGGTTTGGAGATGATACTGTTTTTAGTGGAACAACATTTTATATGACTGCTAGATTTTTTAATGCAGATGACGGTACTATAACACAACTTTTAAATAAAGATATTAATAATCCTGTTGTTGGAAATAACCAAAGAGTAGGTTTATATTCAACACCGGTTAAATTTTATGAAGTCGCATCTAACTATAGTGTAGTTCCTGAAAATGATTTTTATTATAAAGTTGTTTTTAGAAGATCCGATCACACATATAAAATAAGCAGATTCTCGGCCCAATCATGTCAGTTCTCTAGCGGAACGGCAACAGCATCAATTTTATCATAACATGAATAAGAATAGTTATCAAATTTTATGGACATCAGGTACAACATATGATCTACCTATTATGCTCGAATCAAATGCAGATGAACTAGGTGTTATGGTTGGATTTGATGGGGATATAGAACAAATTGAACAGTTATGTAATTTTACATATACTGCAAATAATTTGGTATTAACAGTTTATAACACAACAAATACTAATAAAATTAATAGGGTTGTTGATGCCACATTTGAAATAAATTGGGGGGATGGGTCTCCAACCACACCAATAGGTATTTTACAAAACTCTGGACACACATATACTTCTAGTGGAACAACAACTGTTACTATCACAATGAACAGTCCTTGGGGGATTAAAACAACCAGCAAAAAAATTAAATTACCACTCCAACAAAATAATCCAACGGATTTGGGTAGTCTAACATTTAATATTCCTTATACAGAAATAACCGGATTTACTCAAAATTATCAGAAACCATATGATTATAGTACAACCGGATATACTGGAACAACCACTTTTTTTGCAATTGGTAGAAGTAGAATAATTGAAAAACAAATATATGGTGGTGGATATACTGGTACAACAACCGGAACAACAACAATTTCTGGGCAATCTTATCAGTATACCGGATACACAATAGATGGGCTAGCGCATCTAGACTTATCTGATGGTACAACATATATTAGTGGAAATACTGCTAGTTTCCAATCCGAGGTAGAGTTCACTAAAAAGTTAACCAGAAATGAACATTATCTTGGTTTTATAAATGAACCAATGATCTATTCTGACATATTTGTTGAAAGAGGTAAGATGGGTGTATCTGAATTTAATTTAAGATTAAGTGAAATTGATAATTTAGGCGAACTAGACATTTATGGAAATGGATTTTTTAATGTGCAAAAACAATAAAAATTATATTTATAATTAAAAGAATATGGCAGTAGGTAGTTACGGGACAATTAGGCCAGCAGATGTTTCACCAGATGATGTGGAAATAATAATGCATTATGTTGCTGACAGAACAGCAGCTGCGGATGTTTCATTAGTTAAACTAACAGCATCTAGCGTATTAACACCGGTTTTTCACAACAGTTCTACCGGTGGATCTAATGGTGTTGAAATTTTGGGGGGTATGTATAATCTAAGGTTAGAAAGTAGCACTTTTGACGAAAAAGGGCTTTATACATTACACATAAGACCAAAGCAAATCAGAGTCCCAATATCCGATTGTGGTGTTTTATCATCATTACCCTCTGTTAGAGGTATTGTTATTGACTTAACAAACGTACCACAATTAGATAGAAATAAATTTACACCACAGGGTTTAGTTGGATATAGAGTAGAATATATTGATATAAACAACTCACAAAAAGTACCAAACTTTTATAAAGTTGTGACATCTTCTTTTTATTGCGAACCAGTAACAACAAATCTAACTAATAGTACACAAAAGTCCATTAGATACAGATATACCGATACGCCAACAAATTTAATGTTCCTTACGGTAACCCCATCTTCTTCACCAACAACAAGACCAAACATTGTTCCTTTTATAGGACAACCTGGTCAAAATATTATTTTAACCAATAGTTATTTTAATCCAACAACCATAGAGATCGAAATGGTTGAACATGATATATCTACATTAGCGCTAGCACTTTACGGTAATCAAAGTAAGGCGTTGAATTCAGGTATTTACACAATTTATGACGGTAGCAATAATATCTATAAGCAGTTTAATCTATATGAAGTTAAAGATCAATTTAACGAAACATTATATGAAGTTCGTGAAGAAAGAACTGATATAGATCAGACTTTAAATTTTGGTGATATTACAGAATAATGGCAAACAGAAAAGTTCCGAGTCAATCGGGT